TTAATCTCATAGGCGTTTATGATGCTCTCTTTTACCTCAGAGAGCATGGCGATGGCTTTCTGCATTTCCTCACTGTCGCCTATTACCACGGTCAAGGGATTGTGGATCATCATAAGTGAGGTTGGTGACATCAGCACCTCAGTTCCGGCCATCGCTATAACGCTTGCCGCCGAAGCTGCGATCCCATCTATCTTGACTGTTACATTACCCGGGTAGTCCATGAGCATGCAGTATATCTGGCTTGCGGCTACACAGTCGCCACCGGGACTATTCAGCCAGATGGTGATGTCTCCCTCGCCGGCAAACAAGTCTGCCTTGAAGGCGGCGGGCGTAATGTCATCATCAAACCAGCTCTCTTCGGCGATTACTCCATCAAGGTAAAGGGTGCGCTGGCCTGTATCTTCATCCCGCGCCCAATTCCAGAATCTATCCACTTTCTTCTGTGGGAACTTAGGTTTTTTCGCCTGTGCTATTACTTCCATAAAAATTCTCCGATCCTGTTGTTGTGTTCATTCTTGCGTCACTGCTCACGACAGATCTCAGCGTGGCGCTCGGGCTTGCTTTTCTGTTTTTTCATCTGGCTCCCCCTTATTATTAAATGTATCTGCAAACGCTCCGGCATCCTCGAGCTTTGTCATGGCGCCGTTTATGAGGTACAGGTCGCCACCCTGCTCTGCGGGTATTCGATTGAGGTTTTCTAGAATCCTCACATCATTAGGTGACATGAAACCATTCTGAATACCGATTGCATACCCGTTCATACGGCTTTGGTAATCTCCGCGTAGCAGCCCATCGACGTTAAACTTAATGTAATGGTCCTTTTTCTCGCTTTCTGAGATCAGCACACGGTACATAGACTGCTCCCAGCGGACCACCCACGGATCAAGTGTGTATTTCACAAACTCCAGCGATTGCTGCTCTATATTAGAAAAGCTCGACTTCTCAAGGTCGCCCACCATGTGTGGCGGGACTCTGAAAATTCGAGCTATCTCGTTAATTTGGAACTTACGGGTTTCGAGGAACTGTGCCTGCTCGGGCGAGATGCCAATGGGCTGGTACTTCATACCCTCTTCAAGAACGGCCACGCGATGTGCATTGCTACTACCCTGATAGGCAGAGTTCCATGATTCTTTCACCTTCTGTGGGTCCTTTATTGTACCCGGGTGCTCCAGCACGCCACCGGGAGCTGCACCATTGGCAAAGAACTTGGCACCGTACTCCTCTGTGGCTATAGCAAGGCCGATAGCGTTCTTCGCCATAGCTATTGGGCTATAACCCACTAGACCATCAAAACCCAGGCCGGGAATATGTAGTACATCCGTGGGCGTAAGAAGGACCTGACTGTTCTTGCCGAGAGAGGGAGCGTCTTCTGAGCTACGTTGGTATAAATAGTAAAGGCGGCCATTCTTGTCTCGGTCGACAGTCATCTTGTTCGGCATCAGCGGATACAGCCCCACCACCTCACCACGCGCATTACGGATAACCTGAGCATAGGCGTTGCCCCATAAAAGAAGATGACCCATCAGTGTTTCTCTAAACACAAATGAGGTCATCTCAGGGTTCGGCTCGTCATGGAGTAGCCTATATAAAGGGTGAGCGAGGTCTTTTTCCTTGCCACCGCTGTCGTTGTACTTATATACATGAAGCGGCAGGCCGGCGATTGCCTCCGACAGGATACGCACGCAGGAGTACACAGCCGTCATCTGCATAGCTGTGTTCTCGTTAACCGGTTTCCCGGCCGTTGTTCCCCCGAAAAAGAAGCTGTACCGGCTGCCGTTTAAGCTGTTTCGGGGCTTGTCCCGGGAGTGGAAAAGAGAAGTTAATTTGTTCAATTAGCAAACCTCCTTATAAAAACGTATCAGGACCCAGAAAATACGCATTTGCTAAACAAGCACTAGGATGAATAATGTACGAATTCCAAATAAACGGAGCACCCAAAAATCAGGTGCTCCATTTGCAATGTTAAAGGAAATTAGCGGTTACGACAACTGCGCCAGCGCCTGCAACAACCGGCCCAGGCCCAGCCACACCGCCAGCAACGGCAGTAGCTTCTACAACACATAAGGTACACCTCCTTTCATTGGGGTATGTGCCCTATGTGTAAAGCCACTGCAATATACCATATTCAATCAGAGCCTTTATGGTTCCTCAAGTCCATTCTGAATCCTTATAACACCAACAGTCCTCTTTCATCATAGATACTCGCCCCATCGCCACTTCCGCACCGTATTGCCCTATCCAGCGCCATAACGGTGGCGACCGCCCCGTCAATCTTTTCTGTGGACTTTTCTTTGTCCGGCTTGATATTGCCTGCCGGGTCAGTACGAATGAAGATGTTATCCATCATCCAACGGAGGACCGGGTGACCGCCGTGGGCAATTTTCTGTTCCAATGTCAGCTTCATAAGCTCCTTTGTGGGGGGCGACATATCCTTAAAGCCTTGGCCGAACGGGACAACCGTAAAGCCCAAACCTTCCAGATTTTGCACCATCTGTACCGCACCCCAGCGATCGAAGGCGATCTCGCGGATGTTGTATTTGGTGCCGAGCTCCTCAATAAAACTCTCTATAAAACCATAGTGGACCACGTTACCTTCGGTAGTTTTGAGGAAGCCCTGTTTCTCCCACAGGTCATAATTGACGTGATCACGCCTGACACGTAGATCTAGATTGTCCTCAGGAATCCAGAAGAAAGGCATAACGGAATATTTGTCATCGTCATCTTCCGGAGGGAATACCAAAACGAATGCAGTAATGTCTGTGCTACTGGAAAGGTCAAGCCCACCGTAACACACGCGCCCCTCCAGAGCTTTTGGATCAACGGGAAAAGCACAGGCATCCCACTTAGTCATCGGCATCCAACGCACAGTTTGCTTGACCCACTGGTTCAGACGAAGCTGACGGAAGCTGTTTTCCTCAGCAGGGTTCTGCTTTGCCGATTCACAGGCCGCCTTCACCTTGTCGATACCAACTGTAATACCAAGAGAGGGGTTTGCTTTTTTCCACACCTTAGGGTTGGTCCAGTCCTCGTCCTGGGCAGCGCCGTAGATGACCGGATAGAAGGTCGGGTCGTGCTTGCGCCCTTCAAGAATATCTAACGCTTTCTGATGGGTTTCGTAACAGATAGATTGTGTATCTGTACCGGCTGTGGTAATAAGGAAATACAGCGGCTGCATACGGGCGTCACCGGAGCCTTTTGTCATAACGTCAAACAGCTTGCGGTTCGGCTGGGTATGCAGCTCGTCGAAGACCACGCCGTGAATGTTAAAGCCGTGCTTGGAATACGCCTCCGCTGAAAGCACCTGATAGAAGCTGTTTGTAGGTAGGTAAATAATGCGTTTGGAAGAAGCGAGGATCTTCACCCGTTTACTTAATGCTGGGCACATCCGAACCATGTCTGCCGCCACCTCAAAGACTATACTGGCCTGCTGACGATCAGCCGCACAGCCATATACCTCTGCTCGTTGCTCTCCATCACCGCAGGTGAGTAGCAGAGCAACAGCTGCGGCAAGCTCTGAATTATGAGTTGGTACCATAGAAGGCCCCGCTAAATACTGATGAGAAGGAGAGCTCACCTGTATACACCGCATAGGGATTTTCCCTTTTACAGGCTCTATAGAATGGATGTAGTGAAAATTGGAGCGTGTAGGTGAGGCGCTCACATCTTTCCGGCGACAGAGCTTTCTTGCAAGTCCGCTGGTAGGCAAGTCTGTAAATGATGTAAATCTGATGGTATACAGGGTTGCACCGGTTGGCTCACCATAACGGAGTGAAGGGCCTACAGTCATTGCATTTTTTATGCCTAGGCTCCACAGCAGTTCTCTCACATCCAGAGCGAGCTGTTTTTCCGTGCTGACGTAGGTGCTTTGAGCTTTTATCTTACCAATACATCCATCGGAATCCATAAGCCCCTGTAAAAGCTCCCAACGCTGATGCTCCGAGGCCCTCAAATACTCCTTGGGTATATGCTTGTCATGAAACGACTTGACCAGTATGTTTTTTAAATGGGGAATGCGGGCAACTACACTGTCACCAATATTGTGCCATAACGATGAAACCTTATATGGTACCCGCTTGAGGACGCCGGCAACATCACATGTTCGAATCGTAATCTCCGGTCTGGTAGCGCATCCGTTTCCGAGCCAGTAGCCATAAAGATATGGGGTTACCGGTAGTTCGGCGTCCGGCAACTCTAGAGCGTCCGCAACAGGTATTTTGTATATGGAACGAAAGGGCTCATCCTTATGCCTTTCCCGATAAGCAGAAAAGGCCTCATACATCTGCTGTGTTTGAAGCTGCTTTTCCTTTCGCCCATTATTGATAACCTGTACATTCCACAAGTGCCTTGCCCCAGCGATAATGGAACTGCCGTCGCCGAACGTAAGCCTATATGCCTGTTCGGAATCATCAATCTCGCTAAGGGCAAGGATATAGCAGGGCTTTCCATTTTCGTCAAATACACGGTCACCAGGCTTCAGTTCCCCCATCTGCCTCCAGCCCTCCGGTGTTGGAATGGGCGTATCTAGAGCGAGCTGTTTTCCCATTTTCTTCGGAAGTTCAATATATGCCATATTAAACTGGCGATAACCGTTAGGCTTGAGAATCCCAAAAAGGTCCCGTACTATCTGCTCCTGCCAGTCAATTAGCTCAAAGGGTTTGCCTGCCCATGTGCCCTTGGTGTGTTTGAGGGCTTCTATGAAGCTGACGGCAAAATCTGCAGCGTCCTTGTCGTAGACGGAGTCTTTGGCCATAAACTGTGTAGGGGTATATTTTTTCAGTTTTCGCAAGCCTCCGTCCTCCTTCCAAACAGGCATAAAAAATGACCTGCCGCCGGCAAGCCTTCAAAATCTATTAAATCGCTATATTTTATCTGGATATTTGAACTCAACTTCCGGGTCAATCCGCTTTCCGTTCCTGAGAATCGGTTGATTCGGAAAATCCTGATAATACCGCCGAAGTATTACTGAAGCATATTTCTCATCAAGCTCCATCATGTAGCAGATACGGTTCGTCTGCTCACAGGCCATCAAGGTCGAACCGGATCCGCCAAAGGTGTCAAGCACGATGGCGTTCTCCTGCGTGGAGTTCCGGATCGGATAGCTCAGTAGATCCAGCGGCTTGCTTGTGGGGTGGTTTGCGTTCCGCTTTGGCTTGGCGAAGTTCCAGATGGTAGTCTGCTTGCGGTCAGAATACCAAGAGTGCTTACCGTTCTTGAGGAAACCGTACAGCACAGGCTCGTGCTGCCACTGGTAGTCGCTTCGCCCCAGCACCAGGCTGTCCTTGACCCAGACACAGCACCCGGCGAGATGGAAGCCCGCATCAATAAATGCCTTGCGGAAGTTCAGACCCTCCGTGTCAGCATGGAACACATAGGCAGAAGCGCCGGGTTCCAAATTGGTGACTGCAGAGTCAAACGCCTTACGGAGGAACTCGTAGAACTCATCGCTCTTCATGCTGTCGTTCTTGATGGTAAGCCCGCTGGCGCTCTTGAAAGACACGCCATAAGGTGGGTCCGTTAGCAGCAGGTTGGCGCGTTTACCATCCATAAGCTTTGCAATATCCTCCGGGTTGGTGGCGTCTCCGCAGAGGAGCCGATGCCTGCCAACCGTCCAGATATCTCCTTCTTTGACGAACGAGGCTTTCTCCAGCGCGGCGGTGAGGTCAAAGTCGTCATCCTGGACGTCCTTATCCTCATTGAAGAGGTCGGCCAGTTCCTTTTCGTCAAAGCCGGTAAGAGATACATCAAAATCCGCACCCTGCAGCGCTTCGATCTCCACGCGTAGGAGATTTTCATCCCATCCCGCATCCATGGCCATGCGGTTGTCGGCAATTATGTATGCCTTTTTCTGAGCATCGGTGAGGTGATCCACAAAAACGCAGGGCACTTCGGTGATGCCTTCCTCCTTGGCGGCAAGGATTCTGCCGTGACCAGCGATCACGTTAAAATCCCGGTCGATGATGACCGGATTGATGAAGCCGAACTCACGCAGTGAGGAACGCAGCTTCATGATCTGCTCCGGATTATGCGTCCTGGCATTGTTCAAATACGGGACCAGCTTTGCCACCAACACCAGCTGCATATCAGTCGTTGCCTTTGCCATTTTTCTTTACCCCTTCCTTAGTTCTCTGCAACGGTTAGCCATTTCCATCAGGCAGGGAGAAATGACCGTTTTTATCCTTGCGCAGGCAGGCATCCATAATACTGTCAGCGATCAGGTCGCACAGCTTGTCCGGGTGGCATTTGCATACGCTTTCGGCAGTCATATAGTTTTCCATATACACATCTCCAATCTGTTAAGCAGTCAGTGACTGGTGGCAGGGTGCGGTGGCGATGATCGCCTGTGCCATAAAAGGCAGTAGCTTGTTTTCCATCCGTTGCCAAAGCTCATCTGAGGGCTCCGGTACATCGTTTCTGTGACCGGCATATTCACGGAATAGCAGTTTGGAAGCACAGTTGTACATCTGCGCACACCGTATCGGGTCTTTTGATGTTCCGAGCGTTATGTCAAGGTTGTTAATTCCTATCTTGGCTACATAGGTCTTTTTGCTTTTCACATAGCAGACACCAACATATCCGGAGGTGTTGTTTTTATGCATGCTCCGGTTCATTGAATTTTGTTGGGGAGTCACGATACGCAGGTTATCTCTGCGGCAGTCGAGCCTGTTGCGGTTGATGTGGTCAATGCAGTCCGTATGTGAAGCGTCCATCCCCAGAGCCATCCAATGTAGCAGCATCTTAGGCATTCCGTGATTGGAGCGCTCTATATACCCTTTTGTGTTAACCCTCCACCAATACCTTGAAACCTCGTCCGCGAGGGAAGCATCGATCAAGAACTCCTGCCCTCCGGGGAGCCGGCCTGTTGCCATGCCATCTTTGATACAGAACTTATAATTCGGCTGACAGCTGGCGCAGTTTTTTCCACGGCGCATGGTAAGGTCGCCTCGCGTCCTGATGGAATCCTGTCCGCATCTTGGGCATCGGCAGCGGTATAGAATCGCTCCATGAGCGTTCTTTCCGATCTCCTCCATGATTTCCCAGCCGTTAATGATGTCACCTACTTTTGAGAGCCTTTTCCGCTTGCTGTCATAAATGTAGGAGCATTCACGGCACTTCGGATTTTCATTGGAAAGAACGCCTGTCTGCACATCGTATTCGCGACCGCAGCGGCAGCGCACATGATGCTGGATGTGCCCGAAGCGGTCTTTCTCAGCCTCACCGAGAACGGTAAGCCATCCGTATTCTTTTCCGACAGTAATTTTCTTGCGCGGTTTTGCCATCAGCGACTCCCCCTTGCCTGGAGAAGGCGCTCCATCAGGTCATCCTGCGGGCTGCTGTCGCCATACTCGACGGAGCAGTGTTCACGGACCACTTGGTTGATCTGATACCATACGCTTGTGACCTGTTTCATATACTCGCGGCTCATAGCAACATATGGAGAAGCGATCGCTGCCTGGGTCGTCGGGTGTTTCGCCAGAAAGCCGTATTCAGAGATAGCCTCTTCGCATTGAATCCATCGGGAGACAGCCATTGCGTACTGCTCGATCAGCTGCGTGTTGACGTACTTTTCGCATCCGCGCTGAGCAAGCCATTTGTAGGTGTTGGTGAATACTTCCGCGGCGCACAGGTCATTGCCGTTTTTCTGAGCCGCCTGCATATATTCCTTGACGGGAGGCACATCGACTGCTTCAAGTTCTACCGGGTCTGGTAATACCAGTTCGCCGATCGCTTTGCCTTCCATAACCTTCTCAGCCAGCGGTTTCTTCGGTCTTCCCTGACCAATACGCGGTCCGCCTCTGGCAGTTCCGTCTTTTGCCATTCACTTCGCCTTCCTTTCGGGAATTTTCCCTCACTAGAGGGGGGTTAATAGGGTGTTTGTTTTCTGCTTTGCGTGCGTCATTGCACCCGCCCGGTTCTAAAATCTTTTCTGACAGAGATTAAGACTCCCCCACGGCCTTGTACATCATTTCTGGTAGGAGACACGCTAAAACCCAGAAGCGCTCCTAGGGCCTTGTAGAGCCTCACAGAGGGCATCTGGCGCTACATGTTGTTATGTTCACTCTCTACCCCACTACATCTTGCGCTTCCAACGGTCACCCATCTCAGCAGTGATACGCGAGTGGCAGGACTTGCAGAGTGCCATCAGGTTGTCCTCACTATGGGTACCACTACGGCTTAGAGGCAGGAGGTGGTGTACCTCCTCAGCAGGAGTTATGCGCCCTTCCTTCATGCACTGCTCGCACAGTGGGTGGGCGGCGATATATCTGTCACGGATTCGTTTCCATGCGTGGCCGTAGCGTTTATGTATAGCAGGGTCGCGGTCGTACTGTTCGTAGCGTTTCGACTCCTCCTTCGCATGCTGCTCACAGAACCTGCCATCTGTCAGCTCTGGGCAGCCAGGATAGGAGCAGGGGCGCTTGGGTTTGTACGGCAACGGTATCACCTCGATTCAGGGTATAAAGAAAGCCCTTGAAGGATTGCTCCCTCAAAGGCTTGCACAGTATATCTTTTCAAGTATATAGTACCAGAAAAAACAATTGTTTTCAAGTGGACTTATGTGGACTTTACTATCTTCTTTTCAGCTATAACTGCATCCACAGCCCTGAGCGCCTCGCGATGAAGCTTCAGAACCCAGCTGACGGAGTAGCCGAGGTCACAGGCGATCTCCTCCCACTGCTGATAACATAAGTACCGTTTTTCAAGAATCAATTGGTGTTCAAGGTTTTCCACGCTGTGAATTATTTCAAGAATGCTTATCTTGTAATTGAGAAGCTGTGCGAGCTCCTCTGTCAATTCATTTTTGATGTCAACAATCTTACAGACGGCATCTTCCATTGGGGACGCTGAGGGGCTGGGGCTATGGGGTACCCCAGTAATCCCTGATGTACAGTTCATAGCCATGCTTTCCAGCGATGCTATTTGCTGCTTCTTGCTGTTGATGCGCTGGTCGAGGCGATAGGCCTGTCCGAGGTATTCTTTTGCCGTCATATCACGCCACCTCCTTACAGAGCCTGCTAATAAGCATTTCAGGGTCGAGTTTGGTAAGTACGCCAAACCAGTCTGAACTGAAAAATTGTTCCACTTCCTGCTTTACAGGTAGCGCTCTTCTATTCTTGAACTCCATTGCCCTTTCGCCGGTGTAGCCCATGACAAGAAGAGTGAATCCGTCGCGAGTAAGATAAAATTCAGGCTGCTCCTTGCGCTGTTCATTCAGATATGACGACTCTCCAAAATTGGATAGTCCCCACGTTGGGTCATCATTCACTATTTGACGTATGTCACGCATGACGTGAGCGTGTTGTTTCTCAAACACCCTTGCGATGTCGCGGCTTGATACCACGACTTTTCCATTGTTCTCAATCAGGCCGAGATTCTTATCCATTCGCTATATCCTCCAAAATCTGTTTAATTTGTTCGGGGCGGTCAAGCACGTAGACTTTGAAGCCTAATTGCCGGAGCATACCGTGCCTGGCCAGCTGCAGTGGTCTTGGCTTTTCTCCGGGAGCCTTGACCTCAACAAAGGCCATCCGGCCACCCGGTAGAAGTACTATGCGGTCAGGCATCCCGTCAAAACCGGGGCTTGTGAACTTGGGTGCGATGCCTCCCGCCTTTTTAACCGCCAGCCTAAATTTCTGCTCTATCTGTTTCTCTCTCATGTTCCAAGACCTCAAATGCCAGCAGCTTCGCCTCGGCGAGTGATTCCACACGGCGGTTGTTCCACCACTGGTACTGCTCACCGCCGACGGTTACCTTGTAGAACTCTCTGCCGCTGAAGCTGTCTTTTTCCGCTATAATCCTTATACGGGTGTTCAGGACCATGTATCCCGCAGAGTGTTCTTTCCACTGCTTTTTCAAAAATGCCGATTTCCTTGAGCTTTTCAGTCTCGCTGCTCTGTCTCTATGCTTCGCAGCCAGCATATCCCCGGACATTGTTCCATCGCAGACACAGCCGACCCGGAATACACCTTGCCACTCGGAATGCACCATTATGTGGACATACCGGATGGGGTCATATCCGCAGAGTTCACAGGTAAATTCGGCTGAACCTAAATCCACGACATCCACACATACCCACCCGTAGAGCGGGGCGCCGAGTTCTTCCAGTCTTGCGATGCATTTCTGTGAATAATCGCTCACTCTTTTCCTCCGTTCTCAACAAATGTAACGAATATAACTGTTAGTAAAAGAATACATAAAGGTCGTATAGGGCAATTACATACGCCTATTCCCAATCAAGTTAAAACTACATATATAATAAGCTGTGCTCCGAAAGCAGGTGTTTCACACGCTGTTTTCGTTACAGAAACTCTTCCGCATCCATCTCAACCTCAATTTTGAGGCAGACGGAGCGGACGTTGACCCCTTGAATCCGCTTCTGGCATTGGCAGTTGCGAGAGCCTTCCGAATTGGAAAATGTCTCGATATAATCCCTATCCCGGAAGCCTTTGATGCACTTGGTATAGATAAAGCCGGCATATTCCAGGGCCTCCCGCAGCACTGACGCGATGACATATACATGGTTTTTCTCAATCTTGCCGTAGCAGGGAGATATAGCCGTATTGAACCGGGTCTTGTTTTCCGCCACCCATCCCTCAACGAAGTGCCACGCTCTGTCCACGGAGTCTTCCTTTTCCAGCGTCTTGCAGTTGTGCAGCAGGGTCATACCAAGCTCCAAAGCCTCCGCCGCGGCTTTCTCCTCACTCATACCGAAAAGGCACTCGGAGGAATATCTGTCAGCAAGGGACAGGGCTGCGATGTTATCAAGATGAGCGCCGGGGTTGCCGATGTCCAGTATTTCAAAGGAGCTTTTCAACTCGCTGCGGAGCCGAGTGAAGTCGCCGCTTAGTCTTCCTTTCACCGGCAGTACCTTCTCAATCAGAAACCTTACGAACTTTTCCCCAGCAAAACCATAGTTTTCCTCGCTTACCTGGTGGACATGCCGTCCGTACTCCGCATCTTCGATAGGCTGACCATAGACCTCCAGAACACGGGTGTTGACACCGTCCATAGAAGTCTCGTTGCTGATAGGTTGCTCTCCGGTGCTGATGATGCTGTTCAGCCACGTTGGGACTTCCTGCAGGCCACCACTGCGGGAGCCTCTGGTCTTGCCGTAGCCGTTGCCCAGGGCATACACGATAGTGGAAGAGGATAGTCGCTTTTCATTCAGCACCTGCAGCTCATCCAAGCCGAGGGGCAAATGCTTCAGCGTCCCGGCTCTGCGTTCCAGACCGACAGCCGTGGAGTTGAAATTGCCCATGAGCTTTAAGGGATTGCCCCAGACGGAAAGTGCGAATTTCAGCGCGGCCGTTTTGCCGCTCCCGGATGCATACCAGAAGTGGATGTTAATAATTCTGTTTTGCAGGGGGTATAGCATTGGCGAGACAAAGGAACCCGCAAGCATAGCTCTCGATACGGCGGAGGCTCTCATTGCCTTTGCAGTTTCAAGCCACAGGGCGAAATCTCCCTTTGCGGAAAGCGCCGGGAGTATCTCCTCACCGTCATCGCCATCGAAGATGACCTCGCCGTCCGTGACATAGGGGTAGAACTCTTTTCCTATCCAGCCAATTCTACTCACGCTGCGGATAAAGGGAATGACGCTGCCGTTCTCGGTTTCGTAGTCGGTGAAGTAGCGCACCATACCCTCGGCATTATCTGAAGACACTAACAGACCGCTGTCGGCAAATCTCACGAGGGATGCTTTATTGAATAGGCTCGACCGGGGAGCGCGGAGGGTTTTCCATTTGCCGTTGCGCATAAAGGCAATCTCCATCATTTCTGTGCCGTTGTCGATATTCTCAAGCCTCGCGGTTATGACCACAGGCTGATGGCAGAGACAGGATTTGACGGGAAAGCCGTTGATGTACGCCGTGGAGCAAACGCCCTCCTCAATGCTGATTTGATACCCGGCGGGTTCCACCGCACCGTGAAGGTCGATGCCATCAAGGGAAATCTCCGCCTGCATATCGTCGAACTCCGGCTCGACCGCTTTGTCTGCCGTGAACTTGACTGCCCGTTCAAAGTCGCGCATTCCTACACCGGATGTTCTTATGAGCTGCTTGAGCCTTGCATAGAGGGCAGGTGCCTTTTCCTTTGCGTAGACCGCAAGCTGCAGAGTGCGCTCTTCCAAAGCCTCATCACCGTCGAGTTTCTTTTTTGTGAGGAGCAGTTCAAGCTGCTCATGGGGCGACAGAAGCGCATGGACTATCGGTGCCTTCACCCCGCAGCCGCCGGCAGGACAGGCAAAGCAGAGATTTTCGTGGATGTACCTGCAGGTGACCGGACGCTTAACCTTTTGGGAACGCTGAATCTTCCGCTCCGTCTCCTCGGTGGAGTAGCCATCATACAGAGCGCTCCATTCGTGAAACAGCTCCGCACCGTCCGGGACGAGGGCAATGTTGTCGCACATGGCTTTCCATTCCGGCTCCGTCACGCCATTGGGGTCGTTCACGAGCTTCTGCACGAAAGAGCAGCGTTCCATGATCCTGTGTGCACTGCCTACCGTTTCCGGGTCTGCCTCAAACGGCTCTCTGTCGAAAGCAGGGGACTTTTCGTAGCATTCGGCGAAATCCTCAAGAGTGTAGCGGGGACCGTCGAAGGACAGCACCTTGCAGGGAACCGGCTCGTCCAACTTGTGATTGAGGCTGCCGGGGGCGCGAAACATATGAGAGATGTTATACACGTTGTCCAGTTTCCAACCACGCTTTGCGGCCTCATTCATCAGCAGCCTTCCGAATCCCCGGAGCAGACCTTTTGCCCATTCCCGGGTTTCGTCATCTGCAAGAGATAAGGGTTCATTAAAAAGGTAGTAGCCATAAATGCCGTAGCCGGAATCTACGAACCCAGTCGGCTTTATCTTCATCTCACTCAGAAATGCGATGGCAGTATCCTTGTCGGGAGGCAGATTAGTTTCCTTGTGAGCAGGACCGAAAACATCAATGTCCGCCACAAAGGCGATGAGCGAATCCACATCATTGTCCTCTCCTCTAAGGTGCAGCGGCAGGTCGGCTCTTCTTGGATTGGGACTGATGTACACATTCCTGTCCTTGCCGAGTTCCGTGACGCGGTCATAAGCCTCGTCCGCCGGGATACGGTAGTGCTTTTTATCCGGCAGCGTTGTATAGATGGCTTCTGGCCCAAACCACCTATAAAACTCGCGGTTATCCATATCTCTCAAGCCTCCTCAATCCTGACCGTATCCCTCCTGCGAAGGAGATTTTCGGTCTGTCGGTAGTAATGGCTGTATGCCGCCTCACTGCATATTGCAATGGAGGCATCGAACAGGTCGGACCCTCTGCCAAAATTCTCTGTGGACAGCCATACTGTTCCCGGCTCTATGAGCGCAAGTTTGGCGTGGGCATAGGGTGATGTATAGAAGTCCACATAGGGATAGAATTCCTTTAACTTCTTTGCCTTGCTTTCATACGCCGTATTGCAGATGACAGTAATCCCTTCATGCCGGCGTTCCAGAATCCTACCCACATATCTGAGGTCGGTTAGAGAGTAGGTGCAGATTGTGATTTCGCCTGGCTCGTTTGCAATTTTGCTAAGCCGGGTATTCCATGATGTGAATGCGTTTGACAGCTTCACATCGGCAGTCAGCATTACGCCGCTTGTATCCGTTTTAAGCATCTCCATCCTCCTCACAGATGAATTTAATGGTCATTCCCTTGGCACTTGCACGGTCGAACTCCGTCTCCATGCCAGAACTCAAATAATCTCCGCACACCCAGAGTTCCCGGCACTGATCCATGAGTGCGTTGCCGAAGGACATCCCCAGTTTTCGTTCCGCCGGGTTGTCGTCATCCATGAACTGTGGGTACAGCAGATGTGGTGCAACCGGGATGAATCCCTTATCCACGGCAATGCGGCAGTACTCTCTCGCGGCTTTGACGTTTGCGTCTACATTTCCGGAGTAAGGACTGCAGATATACACGAGGGGCCTTTTGTTATCCGTCATGGCGCACCTCCGCAATCTTGTCCAGAAGTGCTTCTGCAAAGAGTCCGTATTCCTCTGGGGCAAGCTCTCCGACACCCCCAATCTCAAAATCCTCACATACGCAGAAAACCTCCATGCGGTAGCCGAGGTCTTTCAGAGCGGTGACGAGACGGACAACCGCATCCAAGTCAGCATGGCCTTTGTGTAGCATCTTGTTGGTGCAATCCGCACAGGTCACCTCAGTGTCAAAGAGGTCTTCTGCACCGGTGAAGATGAGCTCCCGTAAGTCAACGGGAATTTCCTTGCCGCACTTGGCGCAATGGGTAATAGTGTTTTTTGCCGTGACGGGACTGCACACAACCGTGCCGTCCTTCAGCTTGGCTTTTGCGTAAATCATGGTCTGTACCTCCGATGTAATCGTGATAAACGGAAAATCCGTCCTCACCTCATATAGGACAGGCAAGGACGGAAACCGTACCGAACCGCAGGTTTTTTAGAAGAAATCTTTGAGCCCCGGATTTTCACGAAGTGTCTGCGTCAGTTTTTTCACCCGCTTGCGGATTGCACCCTCACTCAGACCGCATTCCGCCGCAATCTTCGTCTTGGTCTTTCCGTCCAGAAGCTCGTCCCACAGATGCCGCTCCTCTGGGGTGAGACTCCCGAATGCACCGAGAATGGCTGACCGCTGCTCATCAGCGGCGTATGTAGCCTCGATATCCAAGCGTTCGTCCTCGAGTTCAAATAGGAGCTCCGTGCCGTCATCGTTGAAGCCGAGCGGCTTGTCCAAGTCGAGGGTACGGCGCATATACACCGAGCAGTAATCGCACTTGCGTTTGCAGTCGGCGCCGTTGTGGGCACGGCTTGGAGAATCACAGTAATCCTTGTTTTTACAGTTACTGCAGCTCACCGGGCAAGTTGCTGCCGAGGTCTGGGCGATGCAGAGGTTCGGTCTTTTCTGCGAACGCTCCTGGTCTTTGAGGTCGGCGGCGTTTGCCTTGTGGGTAGCGTCACCAATAGCGTTTCGAGGAAGGCGAACCGCCAGTTCACGGTCCGGCGAGTAGTACCACCTCTGAATAAAGGGGTTGTCCGCCGTAGGTGTTTCAGCCGGGGCGAAGCATTCCTGCCGGGTGCATTCGACCGTTTCGCCGCTGGTGAGCATACGGTAATAGTGGTGGAAATGAAGCTGCTGATAGTTTTTCATGATGTTTCCTCCTTGCGTTTTCTGCTGAGGGATTAGCAGCGGAGGAAACAAATAAAGGGTCTGCATCCGATGGACACAGACCCCGCTTCGCCTAAAATGAGCGCACGAAACTAAGGTGGTGGCACATCGGAGCTTCGAAGGCGGTCTTTATCACCGCTCTCGAAACCTCTATGTAACCTCCACCGCTTCATGGCCACTCAGCGATGTTGATGTATTTTTGGAGCCGTATAATCCGCGGCTCCTGCAGACTGGTTAACGCCTTCTGCGAAAGAGTTTGAATTTGC